TTGTAGCGGCTGCCAAAGCGGTCGGGGATGGGATCAAGTTTATTATTAACAATGCATCACAAATTGGTGCTGTTGTTGAATTTGCAGCAAAGCTTGCTGGCGTCACTCTTGCCCTGAAAGCTTTGCAAGCGATGCAGGGGCCAATTGGCGCTTTGTTCGTTGCCCTTCAGAGCGGATTTACTGCTACTACGGCACAAGCGGCTGCAGCTCAGACTCGAATTATCGCTTTTGGCACAGCAGTCAAAACTGTTGCTGCTTCGCTTGTGGCTCCACTTGTGGTGACATTTGCAATCGTTGGCGCTGAACTGGTTATTCAATGGCTGCAGAAGATTAAAAAAGCTCGTGATGAGTTGCGTAACATTCAAAGCCAGGCAACTGGCGAGCAGTTCCTCAAGGAGATAGGCGGAGATGCGCTTACTCAAAAGCAGCTTGCAAAGGCCGCTTCGGACATCGGGAAAGAATATGCGCGTGCAAGTGATAATGTAATTCGTCTGCGCAAAGAGCTAGACCAGCTTCAATCTGCAGCGAAAATATCTGGTGGCGCGACACTTGCTGCTACGCCTGGGATAGAACGCCTTAAGGCTCAACTCGCTAGGGAAGAAGCGGCTGTTCGACTGGTCGAAGGACGCTACAGAGCGGTGGTCGGTCGCCTGCCCAACGCGCCTACGGCTGCAGCGGGACCCGCCTTCACCCAATTTCCAGACATCGCTGGAGATGGCGCCAAAGGCAAAGCAGATAAAGAAGCTGAAAAGGCTGCTCGTGAAGCTCAACGCCTATACGAGGAAAATCTTCGCAATGCAATGCGCTTGCAAGACGTTGGCTTGCGGACGCTTCAGCTTGAAGAGCTGACAACGCTTGAAAGAGAGCGCCAACAGCTTGTCAACCGCGACGCCGACAGAATTGAGTTTGCAATCCTTGACCTAAAGCAAAAACAATTTGGCCTTGATATCAGGCAAACGCATTTGAATGAAGTCAACGAGCGCTTGGAAGACTTGCGTGTCCAGGGGCTAAGGCAAGGACTTGATGTTTCAAAAACAGCGGAAGAAATTTCTAGAAATAAAATTGAATATTTAGAGCTTCAACTTGAAGCAGAAAAAAATATCACTGATCAACTTGAGCTGCAACGGCAAATTATTGAAGCCACGGGACTGACGCGGGAAATGCGTCAAGCCGGTCGTCGCGCTGCGATTGGCGTTTTTGATTACGGCCAAGCTGGCGCTGCCAATTTTGCTGGTGGCGAGCAGATCTACCAGCCTCAAGAATTTATGACGCCAGAAGCTCAGCGCTTCCAAGAAATGCGCCAACAACTGGAGGAAATGGTTTCCCTTCAGAATCAAGTGCAAGCAGGCGCGATGCAAATGGGGGAGGCGTTCTCCAGTGCATTTATTGAAACGATTACGGGCTCTAAGTCAGCAAAGCAGGCACTTGCCGATTTGATGGCGTCAATTGGCAAGCATTTTCTGGACATGGCGCAGCAAATCATTACGCAACAAATTGCGATGATTCTTTACGGCACCATCATGAAAGCGCTTGGGGTGGGTCTCAGTGGTGGAGGCGTCGCTCCTAACTACAGCGGTGTTTTCAGTAGCGGTCAGGCAGGGTTCAATCCATCTGTGTTTACGGGGCCAAGTTTGCTTCCGGCAGCCAATGGAGCGGCGTTTGCTCAAAACGGCATTCAACCCTTCGCAATGGGCGGCATCGTCACCAAGCCCACATTCTTCAAGTACGCGAAAGGTGGCGAAATGCAAAACGGCCTCATGGGCGAAGCTGGGCCTGAGGCGATCATGCCGCTCAAGCGTGGTGCTGATGGCAAGCTTGGCGTCGCCGCTCGCCTGGACGGTGCCATGAAACGGTACCGTTCGACACCTGGTAGCGCAGCCGCCGCAGCAGAAGGTGACAGCGCCTCGCTGGCTGCGGCAGGGGCGGCCACAATGGAGCCGATCGACGTCCGCTACAGCGTGGAACGCATCAACAACGTGGATTACGTCACCGCCGATCAGTTCCAACGCGGCATGGCACAAGCCGCCCAACAGGGCGCAATCCAAGGCGAACGCCGCGCCATGCGTAGCCTTAAAAACAGCGCCGCCACACGTAGAGGAGTCGGCATCTAATGGAATACGCCTACGGCCACCTGCTCGACATCGGCCCCAGCGGCCAAGCAGCCCAATACCGCTTCCAGAACTACGCGATAAACCAGAACGTAGACGGCTACCTGTTTCTGCCGTTCAGCTTTGGTGGCGCGGTAGCCACCCTCCAAGGCGACAATTTGGATGCCACGCTGCAGTTCGCCAACATCGAAATGACCCGCGCGTGGATCGTTGACGCACTCGATAACCTATGGGTTGCCAAGGTCACTACGGTGCTCTGGGAACCCTCCACTGGAGCAGTCCAGCGCACCCTTTACAACTATTGGGGTACCTGTTCCAGCGGCGGCTGGGACGAGGTCAACATCCAAGTCAGCCTAAACTCAGTGCTTGATGCGGTTCAAACCAACATTCCAGGGCGCCGCCTTCATCGCTGGCAGGTCGGCAGCATCCCGTTTACAGCTCAAATCAGTGTGTGAGCACCTGATCGGCCGACGCTATGAATATGGCGGTGACGACTGCATTCACCTGGTCATCGACGCGTTAAAAGCCTTAGGCAAAAACCCGCCAGACGTCGCTGACGATTGGTATCGGCTCAGCCCACGCGGCATCTTGCGGGAGCTGTCGGTTTACTGCGACACTCTGGATGCTCCCATCTACGATGGTGACATCATTCTGTTTGGCGCCAAGCCACCTGAATTCGGAGTCCAATGGCAGAGTGGCATCCTATTCATAAACCACTTGATTTCCGCAGTGGACTGGAAACCGGTGGCAAGCTTTACGATCCGCCGCTCCTACCGTATGAAATCGCGCTAATTGAGGCGCTTGGTTGCAGCGAAGAAGAGTACAAAACCTTTGCTCGTTATGCAGTTCAACGGACGTATGTACGTCCTGCTGAATACGAAAATATTCCAGAAATTTATGCGGCAATGGTTCCAGTTGTCGTTGCTGCGGCAGCCAGCGCAAAAACAGTTGCAACAACTATTGCTGTAAATGTTGCCATTGGTATTGCGCTTACAGCGATCAGTATTTTGCTGGCGCCTAAGGCACCGGCACTTGAGTCACCCGCAAAAATCAAGGGTAAAAAACTTGCAGATCAAATTGGCCCTACTCGTTTTAATCAAACCACCAGCTTCGATAACATCAGCGCCCTTGCTGAATACGGCCAGCCAATTCCAATCCCGTTTGGCAAGCGAGGCACTGGCGCTGACGGCGCTCTAACCGGCGGTTTGATTCTTGCGCCTGCACTGGTGTGGAGCCGCATCTACAGCTACGGCAGCTACCAGGCATTTGAAGGCATCTACGTTGCCGGCGAGTACGGCAGTGACGCTCCCGAGCTTGGCGGCATCCGCGTTGGCACCACGGCACTGAACAGCCTTGGCAACCGCGACTTTGCCGTCTACTGGTCCTCGCAGCTCGGTGAAAATCGCCCTACGCCCAGCCGTCGCATTGCTGGCACAGATCAAGGTGGCGCTAGCGGTACTGTTGGCCGCCAGATTTTTACCGCTCCAACCGAGGACGGACAGTTCAGCCAAGGATTTTCCATGGCTTACACCCCTCAAGCGGATACGTCGTTTGGAACAGCCGAGCCAATCCACAACGGCACGGCCTTCCGCTTCAACTGGGAAATCATCTCGGCGCCTTATGCAGCAACTGAAGGCCCGGACAATAAAGATGCTCGCGTAGAAACTCAAGCCCGTCGCCGCAAGATCGCGGGTTCCGATGCCGATGTTCTGCATCGCTACGCCGATCAACCGAAGGAGGACATTCCGCAGGTTGGAATGCCCGGCGTGGGCCGCGCCTACTCCCGTCGCATGGGCTTTGTTGCCCACAATGGCACAACCTACGACAACCGCACAATCGTGGCAGTGTCAGAAAATGACACGCTGGTATTTGAAATCAACGGCACCAACTGGAAAGAATTCAATCAATCAGACTTTAAAGACACAGAAGTAAACGTCAAAGATTTAAAAACATCTGCTGATTCGTGGCGGGCCCGTGCATCCGATTTGCTAGCGATCGGATCCAAGTGGATCATTGGCTCTTCTGTTTGGGTCGTAGAAAGCAGAAGTCCTGATACATGGAAAAAAGGTGTTACACAGCAAATCACATTTCGCTGCACTGCAATTACAGGTGTTGCCACCGTAGGCATCCCTGGCACACGCACCGTCCGCGAACCCCTCGGCGGCTATGAAGGCAGCCTTTTCAACCCCAACAAACACTGCGGCGCAGCTTTCTTCAACATCTGCCGTCTGCATATGGCAAGCATCCGTCCCGTGCGACGTGATGCCCAAGTCATCGAAATTGGACTCCGCAGCCAAGTCTGGAACCGCGCCAACGGACTGTGCAACTTCAACGCAATTCCTACTCCTTTCAAGCTGCATCAGCTCGATAAACAGGACATAACGCTTACAACGCCTCGAATGGATAAGTACTTCGAGCGCACATCGTGCTTTTCTATTTGGGTACGCCCAGTTCAGGTTTATGGCCAAGCCCAGCAGCCTTGGCGCAGGATGCCGCAAGTTTTCTGCGTTACTGGTAGTGCCCCGGTCGATCAATACAACTACATCCGTATTCGTCCTCGCCAAGTCGGCTACTACGAGTACCGCTTCATTCCACGCACTGGATCAGACATTGCAATCAACAGTATCGACACGAATCAAGTCGTCCGTCTCAACGCAAACACCGGAGCCGAATTTGGTCAAGATTACGCAACAGATTACGGTGCCTTTCGCGTAACAACAAACGGTGATGTTGTATCCATCGCTGACATTCGCTTAAACGACGAACTTGTAACAGACCCGCAAGAAGCAAGCAGCGTAACCACCACACAAACCACGCTCCCAACAGCGCTATCCCAATACGACCAAAGCTCGAACAATGGCAGCATCCAGCAAGTCGTCAATGCGTGGCTCACCGAAAGACTGGGATATGCACGCGATTATCCCGGTCGCGTCCGCAGCGCCACCATCACATTTGACAAGCCCGGCGTGGGGCAAATTGTTTTCAACGTAAACGCTACATCTGTAGCTGGCACACTTGGCGTCACCATTGGTCAGGTTTACCTCAACGCAAACCGTGGAAATCCTTATCAGTGGACAAACGTCTCTTACAACGTTATCTCTGCAAACGGTACCTGGAACACAAGCCACGCATTTACAGTTGTCATCCCCGTAAACAACGATTTTTCTAGGGTTGGCGGCTACTCCGCAGTCAACGTTGCCTTTGCTGTTACTGCTGTTCAAGCTGTATCGACAGTCAACAGCTCCACAGTCAGCAGCGCTGAACGCGTATTTGAAGAAAATTCGCAGGTCTCAGACTGCAGCCATTATCTGGAACTTACCAAATCCAACGAAAGCGGACCCGAGCATCAGATCGTTTACGTCAACGAGTGCCTTTCCAACGAAACACTCGCCGAGTACTACGGCATGTCCACACTGGGATTCACCGTTAAGTCCAGCGGTCAACTGGGCGGCATCGGTCAAATACGCGCCTGGGTCCCAACCGGCATCAACGTGTACCGCTTGATCGAACAGGACAACAAACCCAGCAACCTTTTCGCCGACCTCGTTTACTACTTGCTGACCAGCAAGAGCCAAGGCGTCGGCAACGTTGTCCCAACAGAGCTGATCGACGTCGAATCTCTCACCACAACCGCCCAGTACCTACGCGCCAACAAGATCTTCTTTGACGGCGTGGTAGAAGACAGCGACAGCCTGCGCTCATTCCTTTACGACAACGCAGCCCTACAGCTGTGTAACTTCACGATTAAAAACGGCCGTTTCGGCATGATGCCGGCGCTGCCTTACGACAGCAGCTACCAGATCAGCACCACGCCAATCGCTATCGAGCAAATCTTCACCTCGGGCAACATCATCCAAGACAGCCTGCAGGTCCAGTACATCGACGCCGCCCAACGCGCCAACTTCCGCGCCTTGGTCACTTGGCGTGTCACCGTCGAAAACGATCTGCCGACACAAGCCTCCGCTTTGGTTGACTGGGCCGACATCCCCGAAGGCAGCCGCTCCACAACCCAGCAAACCTTTGATCTAACCGACTTCTGCACCAATCGCGCCCAAGCACTAAGGACCGCACGGTTCCTGCTGAGCATCCGCCGCCGCGTCACTCACACCGTCAGCTTCAAAACAGTGCCCGACGCCCTCGGCATCCAACCCGGTTCCTACATCCGCGTCATCACCGAAGCCACCACCTACAGCGCCACCAACAACGGAGGCATCACGGACGCTGGGACCTTGGTCAGCGTAACCTCCATCGCCAACGGGACCTACGACGCCCTGATCTATAACCCCAGCACTGGAGCTGTAACCGAGCAACGCATCACGATCCAAAGCAACGCCGTCACAGATTCTGCTTTGCGCGGCTGTCTGTTTACGTTGCTCAGCCTCCAGACCAGCGCATCCGTTTATCAAGTGGAGCAGCTAACGCTGGACGAGGACGGCCTGGTAAATATCAGCGCTGTAGAAGTGCCCGTCGATTCCACTGGCGTTAGCATTGTGGCTAAGGACGTGCTCACTGAAGCGAATTTCCGCGTACTGGAGTAATGGCTTTTCCGACACTGACGCCAACCAGCCGCGAGTTCAGCCCTGGTGCGTGGCCCATCAAAAATTACAACTCACAATCCGGCGCCGAGATCCGAATTTTGTACGGATCCCAACGTACTAACGCCAAGCTCGGTCTTAGCTACGAAAACGTAACTGACGCAAACGCCCAGCTCTTCATCGACGATTTCAATTCAAACATCGGCACACTTCGTACTTTCACGCTTCCTTCCGCTACGCGAAACGGCTGGAACGGCAGTGCGGAAACTTTGGATGCGCCACCTGGCACAAAGTGGCGCTACGAAAGCGAGCCGCAAATCCGCTCAGTGAGACCCGGCCGTAGCAGCGTTACAGTGAATCTGGTGGCGGTGATCTAATGGCCAAGGTTTATACCGGACGCGATGGCCGCCTGCTGATCGACGGCACCGAGCAGATCAAGGTCAGTAACTGGACCTTGACTGGCTCTCTTGAAGTGCTGGAAACCACCACGCTTGGCGAATCACAACGCAGTTACGCGCCAGGCGTCCAAGAATTCAACGGCAGCGC